CTGGTACGGCTACCTGAGCTACAACGGCGACCCGACGATGGCCGCCAACACCCCGATGGGCACCACCGCGACGTTCACCGCGCTGGCCGATTCCATCCTGGTCGAGGGCGCCTGATGTTCCAGGTAAAGGCGCCAGAGAGCTTCAAGAGCACCCTGACCATCGTCGGTCACGGTCGCGAGCAGAAGCTCAACCTGACCTACCGGCACCTGCCGGTGGCCGACTATGCGCAGCTGCTGGAGCGGTTGGCCGAGGAGGAACTGAGCGTGGCACAGGCGATCCTGGACATCGTCGTCGACTGGGATGCCGACGTGGCCCTGGATACGGCAGGCGTGGAACTCGCCCTGCAGCAGCAGGCCGGCCTGGATGGCGCCATCATCGGTGGCTACACCCAGGCTCTGCAGGTCGCACGCAAGGGAAACTGATCGAGGCGGTGGGGGCCCTGTACTGGCAGGCCCCCACCGAGTCCGAGTTGCTTCAGCTCGGACTGAAGGCAAGGCATTTTCCGCCACCGCAGGTAACGCTGTGGCCGGAGTGCGTGCTTCCCATCGAGATCTTTTCGCGGGTCTCCACCCAGTGGCGCGTTGGCGCGGGTGGCCCGATCGGGCTGGACTACAACGTGGTCTACCAGGAGCTGCAGCGCGAGGTACTCATACCTGAAAAGTACGATGAAGTGATGGCGGGAATCCGCATCATCGAGCGTGCGGCCTTGCAGCACATGCAGCACTAGTTACAGACAGCCACTGGTTCATGCCGGTGATCCCTTCGCGGCCCCGCCATCTGGTGGGGCCGCCCTCATGCCAGGAGAATTTCATGAGCGATACAACGCTCAACGCTTCGGCTGCCGCGGTCGAGGTCAGTGCCATTCTGGACTCTGCCGCACAGGCGGCAAAGCGGAGCATGGCCGAGTTCAATGCGCTGACTCAGCTCCAGCAGCAGTATGTACAGAAGAGCACTGTGCTGCAGTCCGCGCTCAACGGCGTACTTCAAAGCAGCATTTCCCTCGCCGACACCATGGTGAGGAAGCTGGCCGGAACTCTCGCGGTGGTGCAAGCCGCGTTGGACCAAGCGCAGATCGCCGCTGAAGGCGGCAAGCGGGAAACCAGGATGCCAAGTGAAGTCGCCTCCAACGCAACTGCGCGCAATCTGGATCGATTGTCCGCCGACGGCGAGCATCGCAGTGGCTTCCTCGTAGATGCACGGCTTTCGGCCAGGAGCAGATACCTGGCTGGAACCGCAACCGGGAAGGCGGGTGCCGAGAAGGGCAAGAAGGAAGAGGAGTCGCGGAAGGTAAAGACAGGTAAGCAAGGCATCGAGAACGGATTCCTGGATGCCTTCGAGGCCTACACCGCAAAAGCGCAGGACGCCGCAACGACGACACAGAGTGTCTTCACCAAGGCATTCGATGCAGCAGGAACGGCGCTCTACAACTTCGTCGCTACCGGAAAATCGAATCACCATGAACTTACCAAGGCGTTGATCGCGGATCTGAAGAAGATCGCGATACAGCAAGCCATCGTATGGGGCGTCAAGATGCTCTTCGGCGGCAGCGTGGGTCCGGTGCAGAAGGAGTCGATACCAATTGCCGGTTTTGCCAAGGGCGGGGCGATCAGGTCCCCCAGCCTCTCCGCCTACTCCGGCGGTATCTACAACACCCCGCAGCTGTTCGCATTCGCCAAGGGCGCCGGCGTGTTCGGTGAAGCGGGGCCTGAAGCGATCATGCCGCTGCAGCGCGGGCCCGATGGCCGCCTGGGAGTGGCGGCACACGGTGCCGGCGGCGGTGGCGGGGTGGGTGTGAACATCCGCATCGACAACAACGGTGGCAAGGAAGTCACCAGCAACGAAAGCATGCTGCAGCAGTTCGGCAACGAGATCGGCCAGTTCGTGGAGCGCAAGTACCGTGACCTGCAGATGCGTGACATGAAGGCTGGCGGTGTCCTCAGCAGGAGTGCAGTACGATGACCGACACCTTTACCTGGGCAGCAACCAGCCAGAGCACTGGCACCACCACTGCCACCGTCAAGCGCGCGCGCTTCGGCGATGGATACGCACAGGCCGCGCCGGATGGGCTCAATGCCCGCCTGCGCAGCTACCAGCTGCAGTTCGTCGGCAATCGCAGCACGATCAACGAGATCGTTGCGTTCCTGGATGGCCATGTGGGCCAGAGCTTCTTCTGGCGGGGCCCGCTGGGCACCGGTCTGTATGGCTGCGACACCTATATCGACAGCCATCTGGGTGGATCGGTGTTCAGCATCACTGCGACGTTCGAACAGACGTATCAGCCGTAGGAGCGGACATGGATCTTCAGCAGATCGACCTGGACACCCTCCAGCCCAACGGCAAGCGGGGCGAAACCCAGCGCCCCGCCTTCACCAAGATCAATCAGAACTTCCAGGAGATGGGGCGCACGCTGGAAGAAATCCCAGCCGCTATAGCGCATGCGGTCTCAGGCAGGAATCGTCTGGCCAACGGCAACTTCGATGTTTGGCAGCGCGGAGATAGCTTCACCGCCGTAGCTGGGTACACGGCAGACCGATTCATTGGCCAACAGGGAGGCATGACCGGAGCAGCCATCTTCAGGTCTCCCGTTGCGGCGGGCGATGCCAATTTTCCGCGAAGCCGCAACACGCTGGCTGCCAACTCAAGCGGCAACTCCGACGTGGCTGGCCACTACTTCCTGTTCGAGCAGCGCGTGGAAGGCGTCCATACGTTTGCCGCATCCGAAAGCACCTTCTCCTTCCTCGTCTACAACGCCGGTGCAGGCGGGCGGAAGATCGCAGTGGAATTCCTGCAGCGCTTTGGTACGGGCGGTAGCGCGACCGTGTCGGGCATCCATTCCGAGGTCTTTACGCTCTTGCAGGGATTGAACAGGATCAGCAAGACCGTCAGTTTGCCCCCCGTCTATGGCAAGACCGTCGCCGGGGGCGACGATTCGGTGATCTGCGCAATATGGCTGTCGGCAGGTAGCAACTTCACGGCCCGCTCTGGCGGGCTTGGCGCCCAGAGCGGGCAGCTGTACTTCGGTGAGCTGCAATGGGAAGCCGGCGCACGTGCGACCAACTTTGAGTGGAGGCCAATCGCCTTGGAACTAGCACTCTGCCAGCGCTACTTCCAGAAGAGCTTCCCCGTTGCAGAGGTGCCGAACAGTAACAGCAACAGCGCCATGCACCGCACCGCAACGGCATTCAACAGCGGTACGTGCCGCGTCGTCGCAGAGCTCAAGTCGGTCATGCGGGACACACCCCGTGTAGCCTTCTATGCCAGCGGCGAAGGCGGAAATCTGGGCTCCCCCAGTAATTGGCGCTACTACGATGCTATGGGCGGCGCTTGGCGCGCGGCCACGTTGACCAACGTTGTCATGGCGACCAGCCAGGCCTTCATGGCCGACATCGGTGGCATGTCCTTTCCGGCTAGTGGCGGCGTACTGCTTGCCGGTCATTACACCGCTGACGCCGAACTCTGAAAGGTTCGATATCGCGGCCGAACCGGCCGCGTCACAACGTTCAAGGAGCCTGAAATGGCCAGAAAGACAATCGACCTCGATTCCATTCAACCAAATGGAAAGCGGGGTGAAACACAGCGCCCGGCATTCACCAAGATCAACGAAAATTTCGCAGAAGTCTACGACGCCCTGGCGGATGTGGCGAAGATACCTGAGACGGTAGGAAACGCGATCACTCAGCGCGTCCCTGGAAGGAATCTCCTCATCAACGGCGGCCTGCAGTTCTGGCAGCGTCGCACCTCCGGTCGTGTCGGCAGCGGGTCAGGTACGTTGGGTGCAGAGATCTTCTTTGCCGATCGCTTCACCAACTCGGCCCTGATCTGCAATCAGGATGTCCAGCGAGTGGCGTACGAAGGACAGATCGGTTATCCGGAGGACACCCGATCAATCCTGGTATGCACGGTATCGGGTGCCACCGCCAGTAGTGGCGCTTGGATGGGGCAGAAGATCGAGGGGGTGCGCAGCGCGAGCGGCAACATCACCATTTCTGTGTGGGCAAACAGCGATGCACCAGATCGCAAGGTCGGAGTGCGCGTCATCCAGAACTTCGGCACGGGTGGCTCGCCCGCGCGGGAAGTGGTGATTGAAGCGGGCGTGCTCACGCTGGGTACCTCGGCCACGCGACAGCGCATCACCATCACCTTACCGAGCACCAGAGGCAAGGTGCTCGGCAGTAATGGCAACGATCATCTCTATGTGGTGTTCGACCTGTGCGGCACGGGCCAGAAGGGCGAGTTGGTCGCGCAGAAC